GCTCTGGAATATCTCCAGAGACTCTTAAATAATTACTGCACCAGTTAGGCATCTTGCACCTCCTTATCTTTTATGGCATCGAGTTCCTGTTGAAGTAGGTTTCTGACTATTTGTTTAGCTCTAATAACTGCATCTAATACAGTAACTGTAGGATCTGTTTTACAGATGTGGAGAAGCTCTTGCATCTCCAGTTTTTCAGCACGATTTGAGAAGTGATTCTCAGCTTCTGCCATAGCTATGTTATATGTTATTTTATCCATAAATCACTTTTTATGATCAAAATTAATTTTCGTCAATAAAAAACTTGCATTTATTTTTTAAATAGTTTTAAGTTCTAATTATGCCAAAAAATAAAGAAAAAAAATATCAAGATATCTACTCAAAGTTTATGCAAAATAGACTTTTTAAAACAGCGTTAAAAAATAAGAAATTGCAATTTATAGAAATTAAATAATTATGGCAAAAATAAAAGAAAACAAAAACATAGAAAAAACTACTAATCTAAATACTGTAAAGAAAGCTAGTGAGCTATTTCCTAGCTCTTTAGAGGAAATGAATTTTTTTCTATACGGCAAAAAATAAAGGCCGTTTTTCATAAGATCAAAAGCCTAGTGTAAAAAGCTAGGCTTTTTTTTTGCTTGCATTGTTTTAAATTATGATACAAATTAAAGGCCTTATGAAAATTAAAGAATTAGAAAACAGTTTAGGCACTTTAAGCGTGCCGTCAAAAATGCCGTCTTACTCTTTCTCTATTCCTGCACAAAAATGCATAACGGGAAGTAAGCTAAGATTAAAGAAAAACTCAACTTGTTCATCTTGTTACGCATTAAAAGGCCGTTATGTTTTCCCAAATGTAAAAGAGGCCTTATTTAATCGTTTAAATAAAATGAATAGTTTAGGCTTTGATAAATGGACAGAATTAATGACAGAATTAATTGCCAGAAAAGAAAAATCTGGTTTCTTTAGATGGCACGATTCTGGCGATTTGCAGTCAATAGACCATTTAAAAGCTATTGTCCAGATTGCTAACAATCTACCACAAATAAAGTTTTGGCTACCATCTAGAGAAGTTAAGATAATAAAAGACTATATTAATGACGGCAATGTTATTCCTGATAATTTAAACATAAGGATAAGTGCTTTCTTTATTGGATCGGCCTTAAATCCTAAGGAATTAAAAAGGCTTGGCTGTACTGGCTCTAGTGTAGGCTTTAAAAGCTCTTTTAATTGTCCATCCAGTAAGCAAGGCAACAAATGTCTAGATTGCCGTGCTTGTTGGAATAAAAGCGTTGACAATGTTAATTATCATTTACATTAATAAAGGCCTTATGAAAAAATTATCACAAAAAACAGCATTAAATAAATTATTAAACATATTAAGAAAACACGGATTAATATTTAAAAGCTCTAATGATAGGATCATAGATCATTTATTAGAATATGAATATCTTACTCTTAAGGTAAGAGATGACGAAAACAGTATCGCTTATTTATATTTACAAGTTGAACATCCAGATTATAATAATCTTGACTATGTTTCCGATTATTCCCATCCACACGCTGGATTTGCTGATCGAATCAATGATGCATTGAGTGAATGGGAAGAAAAAACCGAAAATACAGTTTTAGTTTAAAAAGCTTAAAATAATTTAAGGAGACCAGTTTAAACGACTGGTCTTTTTTTGTGCTTTTTTACTTTATTAGTATATATAAACTGGCAAAAGAGATAGGTTTTTAACGGGCTTAAAATGCTCTATACGGCGTTTTGTTTTGTGAGATATATAAACTATCGCAAAAATAATAAAAAGAGTCATAAGATGCAAAATTTTTCCATTATTGCACACTAGTGAACATTTGTTTACTATATACAACACGGGAGGAGGGCATTGCAGATTCTGCTTTATACAGATATGTATATTCATAATATAGCCCTTAAAAAAATACTCTTCTCATAGGCCATATACTTGACAAATACCAATCACTACCATACAACCGTGTGCATATGAGCGCAGAGAAAGACAAGTTAGCCCAGGATATATCAGATGCTATAGCAGAAGTTGCTGCTGATAAAGAACTTATGAAAGTCAAGAGTTTGTCTCGTCATAATCCAGAAAAGGTTGCAAAGATACTTTACTTGTACTCGATTGGCAAAAGTCAGACTCATATTGTCGAGAAGCAGAAGATACCACGCAATACTGTTATCCAGGTGCTGGTAGACTACGCAGACCATCTGGGCAAGTTGCGAGAGGTCGCGGGCAAGATTGCGGCTCGTAACTATATGAACCTCAGTAGCTTAGAAGAAGATTTGGTAGACAAAGTGCGGGACAGGATGCAGAACGACCCAGAGATGGAGGTTACGTTCCGGGATCTCAAGGAGCTATCTATAGCAAAGAGCAATGCATTCCGGGAGACTATGACATCCAGAGGTGAGGCTACACAGATCACGGAAGAGCGTAAGGTAGTTACGCAGGAGGACTACGAGGATACTTTGAAGGCTGCAAAGGAGCGTTTGGCCAAGATGAAGAAAGTTGACGAGGTGGAGATAATAGAAGATACAGATGATTGATTCTGACTACGATGACCTCTTTGACCGCATCCGAGGAAACCTCGGTGAGCATTTTAGTAACTATATGTTTATAGTTATGGATGATGACGGTGACTTGTTCTATGACTATAGTAATCATAGAGTCGGCCGTATGCTTGTAACGGAAACCCAAAAAGATATGGACGGCCATATGGATGGCCTAGATATTGTATGGGAAACAGAAGAAGAGGAGGAAGCTGATGGAGCTGACTTTCTCTAAGCATCCTTTCTTGGCACCTCCTACTGACGAGGAGATAGTAATGCTAGGTGAGAGCGACCCTAGATTATTAGAACAGCTCTACAAAGCACACGAAGGTAGGATACAAGCGTCTTTGGATGATCCCGTGAGGTACGGGTTTGACTTGGCTGGCTGGGAGCGTATGGATAGCTCTATGTCCCAATACAACGAATGTCTGGTACTCGGCGGGAATAGATCCGGCAAGACCACAGGTTGTGCTAAGATGGTAATGAAAGCTGTGATGGAGAATGAAGACGGCCACATAGTATGCTTCAGTCAGAACGCAGATACATCAGTTAAGATTCAACAAGCAGCAATCTGGGAGATGATGCCAAAGGAGTTCAGACGTAAGACTAAGAGCAATGAAGGCTATATCAACTTCTCTATGCAGAATGGATTTACAGGTTCTTCGTTTATCTTTCCGGATACTAGGACTAGGGTAGACTTTAAGACTTATACACAGTTTAGTAACAATCAGACTATCTTAGAGGGTTTTGAGTTTGGCTTCAAGAACCCTAATGGTTTGAACATAGGAGCCTGGTTGGACGAATACCTAGGAGACGCTAGTCTAGTAAACACATTGCGTTTCCGTCTTGCTACAAGAAACTCTAAGTTGGTTATAGGTTTTACACCGATTGATGGATATACACCGTTTATCAGCGAGTATCTGAAGGGCGCAGAAACAATACAAACCAGAGGTGCTGAACTTTTGAGGGATAGACAAGTACCTATAGAGCAGTATAGTCCAGACAGAGATGCTGGTGTCGTGTATTTACATTCGGACGAGAACCCGTTTGGAGGTTACGAGCGTATTGCAAAGGACTTGAAAGGCCGGCCCGAAGATGAGATACTGGTGCGTGCGTACGGAGTACCAGTGAAGTCAATGACAAGTCTGCTACCATTATTTAACACTGAGATCAATGTATTATCTGAAAAACCAAACAAAAGAGGAAGAACCTTCCCGGACATTTCTGATAAGTCCAACTACTCTTGTTATATGGTGGTCGACCCCGCCGGAGCAAGAAACTATGTTGCGATATGGGCGGGAGTGGATCGAGACGGTAGAGTATTTATTAGACGAGAGTGGCCAGACCGTGATACATTTGGTGAATGGGCAGTTTTCGGCGATCCAAAGTGGCGTTTCGGGCCAGCCTCCAAAAAACTGGGATATAATGTAGAAGGCTATGTTGAGCTCTTCACAGAGATAGAAGAAGAGCTAGGTATAGAAGTCATAGAGCGTATAGGTGACTCTAGGTACTTTGCAAGAGAGAATGAGAACAATGATGATCTCTTTACAGCATTTTACGATTACGGTATGCACTTTGTTCCTAGTGATGGTAGACAGGAAGAGCTAGGTATCAATGCATTGGACGAGTGGTTTAGTTACAACCCAAATGTAGAGATTGATGATGCAAACCAGCCGATGTGCTACATCCACACAGATTGTGGAAACCTAATAGATTCTTTAATTAACTATAACTCAAGTGGAAAGTCTGATGAACCCCTCAAGGACTTCTTCGATGTCATTAGATATCTACGAATGGCAAATGCTGGAGAAGGGCCGGATCATATTGATGCGAGGAGTTTATTAACAACAACACAAAATAAAGGAGGCTACTAATGCCAAAAAAGCGACTAACTAATATAGCAGAAGAATACGGCATTCCATTTGAGGATGCACAGAAGATTGTTTTCGACAATCTAGAAGAAGAGATGGTATCGGGTAAAGGTAAAAACCTATGGCTCGATGAAGACGGACAAAGGATGATGGAGGACTTGGTAGCGATGCCTGTTCTTTACAGAGGCAAGGTATTGCACCCAGCTATGAATCCTAGATTCGTCATTGCATATATCAAAGACATAGCTCAAAAGGTCAAGGTATCAATACCAGCACGAATGAAAGGTATGTTAGATAATAAGGTAATATACATAGAATGTGATACTAGTGGTAACGAACCAAAGTACAGTTACGTTCATCCGAAGATGAGGTAGTTGATATATATGATATTATATTAAATAAACTATGCAAAGTGACTCAATCTCAGAAGCTCTTACTTATAAAGAGAAAGAGCCCGATATCAAAACACTCCGTTATGCATACGATCAAACTGTAGTCGAACTAGAGGCTTACTTTGATTTGTGCAGAACAAGCTATGATGACCGCCGTAACTGGTGGCCGGGTAAAAGCCGTGACCACAGGAAGCACGGAGCGGATGCCTTTCCTTGGGAAGGAGCTGCTGATATGGAGGCACACACTATCGATGAACGAATTACAAGGCTTGTTGCTCTATTTATGTCTAGTCTTAATCGGGCTAATATTCGTGCTTTTCCAGTTGAAAGTTCTGATATAGCACGAAGCAAGTTGGTATCTGGTTTTCTCAAGTGGATGGTATCCTCTGGATACATTCCAAGATTTAAGAAAGAGATGGAGCTAGGAGCTAACTATTTGTTAGAGCGTGGCCTACTTATCACATATGTAGGTTGGCAAAGAGAAGATAGAAGTTATTTGCAGTTACTTGATATAAATCAAATCGCGGCAATCAATCCAGAAGTTTCTACATTTATCCTAGAAGGAGACAAGGACGATATTGTTATAGATTTATTGATGGATGCTTTTCCAACTCTAAGTAAGAGAAGAGCAAAAAAAGCTATTAAAGATTTACGAAATATTGGTCAAGCAGAATTACCTGTTGTAAGAAGACAAGTAAATGCTCCAGAGGTAAAGACATTAGCACCAGATGGTGACTTCTTCTTTCCTCCTTATGTAACAGATCCTCAAAGAGCACCGTATTGTTTTTGGAAGACTTACTATACAGCACAGGAGTTACTCAACAAAGTAACAACAGATGGCTGGGATGCAGACTTTGTAGAGCACGTTATCGATAAGTACAGAGGAGTAAATATTGATTCCATTGAGAGAGAACAAGAAGGCCGTAGAAGTTTAACAATCACTGACAATGCATACGAAGCAGAAGAGTTAATTGAAATAGTTTACGGATACCAACGTCTCATAGATAGAGAAGATGGATCCGAAGGTATTTATTGTACTGTATTCCATAAGGACTTCAGTGGTGACGAAACAACTCCTGGGTTTGCAAAATTTGAATTATTGAATGGATACGAAGATTATCCAGTAGTAGTTAGCAAAATATCTGAAGATAGTAAAAGACTTTATGATGTGCAAACTATACCAGATGTACTTCGTGGTATACAGAATCAAGTCAAGGTAGAAAGAGATTCTCGTATAGATAGAAACTCACTAGCTACACTACCTCCGATTTTACACCCAGTTGGACAAGCACCAACAGATTGGGGCCCAGGTCGAATGATTCCTTACAGACGTAAAGGAGACTTAGACTTTGCACCTACTCCGCCACCTCCTACAGGTTCTATTGAGATTGAGAGAACTATGGAGGAGCAAGCGGATAGATTATGTGGATTAGACGAAACATCACAAATAAGTCAAATTCGCAAACAGTTCTTAGTTGATAAGTTCTTACATCACGCTGCTGAAGTATTACAAATGTGCTACAGATGTTATCAGCGTTTTGGCCCGGACTCAACTTTCTTTAGAGTTACCGGATCTCCAGATCCTCAAATGTTTGATAAAGGTGACCCAGATGAAAACTTTGATATAATTATAGATTTTGATGTTCTTAATAATGACCCAGAAACCCAGGAGAAAAAACTCCAAGCTATGGTTTCACTTACGCAATTGGATCGTAATGGTCGAATCGATATTAACAGTCTTCTTGACAGTGCTGCTTTTGCTGTTGATCCGGTTCTCGCGGATAGTGTACTTCAACCCGTTGAAGCGGCTCAAGAACAAGTGGTTCGCCAAGTAACTGATGATCTCGCTAAGATCTTTGCTGGTATCGAAATGCCGGCACGTCCTAACGGTGCTCAGATTGCACTACAAGTTATTCAGCAGTATACTTCTCAGCCAGATATTGCTCAACGCTTGCAGTCCGATGAAGCCTTTGCAGCAAGAATGGAAAAGTACGCTGCACAATATACATTCCAAATTCAACAAATGCAAAACGCTCAAATCGGAAGAGTTGGAACAGAGCCAGCTCAGATGGGAGATATACAGACACAAGGAATGTAGGATGGACTTTAAGGACATTGCAGACAAAGTTGCAAACTCAATACTTGGTGGCAACCTTGGTAAGAAAAAAGATTTTATAGATACTATAGATTTTGCTTCTTTTCCCAAAGTAGACCTTATTAGACTAGGAGAAGGAGAACAAAACAAACCTGTTGCAGAAAGAATACAGGATAAAATACTTGGAGGTGGTAAAAAAGAAAACGGAGTTACAGTTTTACCAGATCTGATTATATCAAGAAGTGAAATGGAAACTCCAGAAGCACAGTATGCACAAATAAAAGTGCTAAATCCAAAACAGGGAAAAAATAATATATTTGGCACTCTAGAAGAAATCAACCGAAATGCACAACTTGCATCAGAGGGTTACACTAATGCTTTGATTAACAAACCAGAAAAAAATGTTAGACTACTAATTCCTGTTCTTCTAGGTCACGGAAATACAGAAGCACCAAGCTTTAGACTAGATGAAAAGCAAAGAGATGCAGCCGGTAACCCAATACCAGGAAGAGCAGATGGGCCTCTTGGGTTTGATTTTCATAGTAAATACTTCGATATGTTCTTAGATGCCAGAGGCAAAGATAGGAGTTATGAAGAGTATGCTAATTATATTTATGACATACTTTTTGGAAATCAAATGGAAAAAATCGTAGGAAAACCAATTCTCAACAGAAATGATAAAAAGGCAATCGTAGATGCAATAGAGACTGGTGATTTAGAGAAAATTAGTGACGCTATGTTCAAAGGATTTTTTGCTCCCGCTGATCAAAGCGAGGAGAAAAGACAAGAAAGGTATGAGGATACCCTAATGTTTAAAAAGCAATTACCTTTTTAATTTATGAGCTTAGAAGAAGACTTACAAACGTTATCACAACACGAGCACTTTGCTCGATTCTTACAAGTAATAAGTGATCTCCGAGAGGAGACTATAGAAGAGTTGCACGAAGCTACTTCTGACAATATACAACAGATATCTGGTAGGATTCTTACCTATGACCAGGTACTACAAATGTGCGACTGGAGAAATCTACAAAAGAGATTTCAAGACAGACTTTAAACTATTGCATAGTAATATATAATATAGTCATCGCCATCGCTCGGCGTTAAGGAGTGGATAAACATTATGTCAGAAGAAATCACAACAGGAGTCGCTGAACCTGTAAATGAAACAACAGCGAAACAGTCAAATATGTCAATGGCGGATTTTGTCAACCGCCGTTTGGGGCAACAGAATGAGGCAACTCAAGAAGTAGCTCCACCCGTAGAGGCACAAGAAGAAGTAGCAGAGCAACCTTCGTCTGAGATTAGCGAAGAAGTACTTAGCCAAACAGAAGGTGCTGAACAAACCAGAGAACCACAAGGTTCCGAGGATGTTCTTTCACAGTTTGATCTTGATGATATGTCCGATGATGAGCTCAAGGAACTATCTGAAAAGTTGGGAAGCAGAGCAGTTGCTCGCTATGGTGAACTCACCGCAAAGCGTAAAGCAGCTGAAGAAAAACTAAAAGAACTGCAATCTCAACTGAGTGAACAAAGTCCACTAAATCCTTCAGAGGAAGTTAACAACAATCCTTACTCTAACTTAGAGACACTAGATGATCTCCAAAGTAAAGCAAAGGAAGTTAACCAAGTCATTGAATGGGCAGAGGATACTTTGTTTAACGCAGATGGATCTGGGCCAAATGATTATATCGCAGAAGTTGAGGGTAAATCTCTTACTAAGTCCGAAGTTCGTGCAAGTTTGCTTAATGCACGCAAGGCCAGAGATAAGTATTTGCCGGCTCAACTCAGAACACTCCAAACAGTTGAACAAGCAAATCAACTAGAGACAGCTTTTGAACAAAAAGCAAGAGAAGAGCTCACTTGGATGGGGGGCGAGGATAATGATCTTCGGAAACAATACGAAGCTATTATAGGTGACGAAAGATTCCAGAAGTTAAGAGAATCAGCCGGGCCGGATGTAAGGCCTCAACTTAATTACTTAATGGCACACGCTGCTAATAGTATTTATGGTAGGCAAACGGTCAAAGGCGGAGTGGCTAGTCCAACCCTAACACCTACAAAAACCGGAGCAACCGGTGCAAGCACATCAGAGAAAACAGTGAATAAGTCAACTAAGGCACTTAAAGATCTTAGCTCTCGATTTAAACAAAGTGGCACAAAAAGTGATTTTATTAATCTCAGAACACTACAAATTAAAAATCGATAATTATTAAAAATTATGTCATTCTCAGATACATACAATCCTAATGCTCCCAGTGCAGTAACTGGGCAAGGATCAGCGGTTTCCAACAGAGAAGACTTGACAGATGTTTTGTCTATTCTTGCTCCCGAAGAAACTCCTATCCTTTCAACATTGCCGAAGTCTCGTGCTTCGTCTACATTTGTTGAGTGGACTGTTGACAGCCTGGACACACCATCAACTGCTGGTGTTGCTGAAGGTGCTGACGTAACAGCTTTCACTGACAAATTCTCTGGACGTGCTCGTCTTGGCAATTATGTTCAAAAATTCCGCCGTGACTATATGGTATCCGACCTCCAAGAGGCTGTGGATTCTGTAGGCCCTGCGAAAATCGCTCAAGCTGAAGCTAAAGCAATCCGTGAAATCAAACGAGACATCGAAGCTACTATCTGCTCAAACAATGAAATGGCAGTAGAAAACGGTGCTGGTACAGCTTACGGATTCCGTGGTTTAGGCAAATGGATTCAAAACGGTGCACAGGCTACAAACCCTGTTCCAGCTGATTTCAGAACACCATCTGCTTCTATCAAAGACCAAGGTGGTACAGCTATCACAGAGGCTGAGTTCAACGATCTCATCACTTCAATCTACCGCAAAACAGGAACAACTGATTCTTTAACATTAGTTGCTGATACAGCATTACGCCGTACAATTTCTGATTTCGCTCGTGTTGGAGTTAACAACGAGAATCGTGAGTTCAACCACAACGGTGACAGCGGTACTATCAAACTATCTGTTGAGTTATATCAATCAGATCACGGTATCGTTTCAGTTATCAATGGTAACCCAGACTGTATGCCAACAACTGATCCAGTTAACGAAACTGGTTACTTGTTGAACCCGGAATATGCTGGTATCCACGAGTTGATCCCATTGGGCTCTACACGTCTACCTAACTTAGGTGGCGGTGAGCGTGGTTATGTTGATTGCTCTCTAACATTAGGAGTATATCACCCACAAGCACACGGTAAAATCACAGACTAATCAAGGAGGTAATTAATTATGGCTATCGAACTTAAAAAAATCGGTGACATCCAGACATTAGCTCTTGGATATACTCACGAAGCATCTTTCAAGGCTTCAGAATTGTCTGCATCAACAGGCTCACAAACAACAGCTGTTCAAGCTGGTGGTTCAGCACTTGCTGGAGTTATCGCTAAAGCAGCAATCATCGTTGACGAGTTAGTAACAGCTGACGTAAGCACAGGTAGTGCTGTTTCAGATGCTACTATCGCACTTGGTGATGATGGAGATGACAACGGTTTCGTTTCTGAAGTTAACTGCTTCACAGGCGATACTGCTGGTCTTATCTATGAGAACACTGGAGCTCTTTTAAATGGAGCAACAGCAACTTCTCACGTTGTAAGTGCAGTTAATATTGATTCTAACGGAACTGGTAATGGTTTTGGTAACGCTACCAAAGGTAAATTCAGAATCCTTTTGGCTTACTACCCAACAGCCGGAGAACAATTCTCTAACTAATTAAATTCTAGGTCGGGGGCTTCGGCCCCCACCTTTTTTAATTTAAAACTACTTATGGATATTATTACTAATTTACCGAAAAATTTCACAGATGGTGAAATCGATCAAGCATTCTTAAATGAAATCAAGAGTGGTTTTCAATTAGAAAAGGAAACCGAACACTTACGAGTTGCACAAGCTAAAAAGCAAGCAGCAGAGGAAAGAGGCAAAACACATCCTGTTCTAGGAAAGTGTGTAGCTACTATGCCCGCTCGTGAGTTCTTTCGACTAACAAAGAAGTACGGCCACGAGGAAGTACATTCTAAAGAGTTTTTAAAGTACTACAACAAGAAGTTCCAGGATCTAAGTCCTAATAAAATATAATGCAAGATAGAAGTTATAGTGATCTCAAAGCCTTGATAGAGGCTTTAGCTGGTATCAGTTCATTTACATCAGATGAAGATACAAAGATAAAAAACTTAGTAAACAGAAGAGCATCACAAGCGTATAATACAAGTCCATCTTGGCCCAGGTATTTAGTAGTCGGTGAAGAAAGAACTATGACTACTGATACACAGATAGTTCCTTACACACAGACTAGTAAAAACAATATTGGTGAGTTTATTAGAATACATAGAAAAGAGCCATTCAAAAATAACTCAGCTATTGAGTACGATTTTTTTGTAGATGCTAACGGAGCCAATGTTCTTAATATTGCCAATACTGAGGACTCATCTGTTTTTGTAACTTACAAGAAAGAGTTATCTACATTTGACGAAAACTCAACGGATATACCCGGTGAATTTTTTCATTATTTAGCTCACGCTACATATGCAGACTTTCTTAGAATGGATGGCCAGCACGGCAAGGCTTTGACTGAAGAAAAGCTAGCCAACGAGTACTTGGATTTAGAGTTAGAAAAGATTGATCTTAGATCAAATAATAACTCAATCAACAAGAAATTTTCAACTTATGTCAATCGTCAAAGACGTTGACAAACAATATAAAATATACCTATGCCTAATTCATTCGTAACTAACTTGTACCCAAAGCCAACTGTTGGTACTACTATGGAGCGTATAGAGCTCGCTAGTAGCTCATCACCAGAGGGTGTAACTACTTCTTATAGCGGTTTAACTAAATACATTGCATTAGACGTTCAAGATGCAGATGCCTTTGTAAACTTTACAGGTTCTGCAAGTCAATCAGCCCCTAAGGGTCACAGATTATACGCCGGACGTTCTTATACATTTAGTAAAAAAGCTATGCAAGATGCTAGTTTTATCAGAGCTGGTACAACCACATCAAACTTATACTTAACTGAGTTTACTGACTAATTATGTCTTCAGAACATCTAGCATCTGCCCAAACAGAGTTGAAGGGTGATCTTGGTGCATCCTGGAATATCTTGGATGGTGCTAGTGCAAACTATACCGATCTAGGAATAGCTGGTAGATTCGGTGGTGCCTCAGCAGCGTACTCATTGCGAGATATTGGCGCAATGAATGGCTCTGTTGTTAGAGCACGTAGAGAACCATATGATACTACATCTGGAATAGATGATGAGGAAAGATTTTCAGCTAATCAAGTACAAGATGGTACTTTAGAAAAATGGGTAAATGGTAAACTAGAGACTACACTACCAGCAGATGTAGCAACAGCCGCAGCTGCTTATAGTCTTCGTAAGGTAAAAGACGGGCCTAGTTTAGTTTACACTGCTGACTTTAGTTCTGGTACTGATGGGTTAGTTCCAAATAGTACTTCATTATTTACAAGCGTTGGGGGTTTTACTTATGAAGGTAAAAGTAATGTTGCTCTTTTTACAAGTGTAAATAGTCCATCAAATCCACAGCTTTGGTTAAATAACAATGATTTTCTTGCTGGATTTAGCGGATCAATAACATTTGAATACTATGTAGAAAGCGATAGTCCGCTTGTAGGTAACAAATGG